TATGGGATTAAATAATCCTAAACTTGTCATAAGAGCTTTTGCTTTTTCGTTATCTAAATATGCTTTTTTAATAGCTTCAGGATCTTTATTTTCTTTTAACTCAGCTAATTTATTTTTACCTTGATTTTTTACCGCATCTTCTAAGCGTTTTTTAGTACCACTTTTATCATCTCTAACCATAGTAGTTTCTACAGAGGTGCTTTCTAAATCATCTGTAGCTGCATCCTCTGCTTCATCATAATCTGTAACAGGTATAAATCCATCAGGTATACTATTAGGATCTACAGGCTTACCATCAGAGTGCATAAAAAACCTACGTTCCCCAGTTTCGGGATTAATATATTCTACATTTTTAATTACATCTCCAACCGTAGGAACAAAAGGTTCATCTGTAGTAGGTGTAGTTGGAATAGTTGGACTTGGTGTAGTTGAAGTTGGTTGACCTATAAACGTAGGCAAAAAACCACCTGCAGGTGCAGGTGTTGGTGTTGGGGGAGCTACAGAACTTGGGGGTACAGCAGGTGCAGCAGGTAATGTTTGACCTTGATATATAGAAGGTTGAGTGCCACTTATACCTGTAGCAAACGTACCTTGATTAGCATATACCATACCACCACCATACATTTCTCTTGGTTCAGCTTCTTCAGGTCTACCAAGAATAACAAGGTCAGCAGGTCCAAATGGTAAATCGTCAGGCATAGTAGCTTCTTCACTATTGCCCATTTGACCCATTGCTTCCATTTGTTTAAGACCCATTTTAGCTTCTTGTCGTTGTTGCATTAGTTTTTCTAAACCAATAAAACGTGTTACGTCAGCAGGAAAAACAAACTCCCCTTCACTTAACATGGCAGGTATATCGTCACGTACTTCTTTTTTAGTAGAGCCAATAGGTACGTCATTACCAGATACAGGGTCTACAGAACCACCCTCATCTTTTAAACCACCCTCGTTAAATAGTTCCATTTGTTCTTCATACATTTTTTAATACCTCATCCCTTAGTAGTTTAAGTCTACGTAGTTGATATACTGCACCTTGTGCTCTATGCATAGCAATAGCATTGTCTGATTGTTCCATTAGTCTGTGTTGTTGATCTATTAAAGTATCTATATACTCTTCAAAGTTATGCCACTGGAGGTGGTTGTTGACCAACCCCTTGAGCTTGTTGAGGTGCTCCTTGTCCTGCATTTCCACTAAATCCTTGTTCTTGCGGTAGTGGGGCTTGGCCTACACCAATGTTTGCACCACCTGCTCCTGACGTATCCATTGGGTTAGCCCCTGCAGGAGCACCCTGTTCTGCTTGTTGTTCTTGTTGAAACTGCTTCATAAGCTCTGCTTGTATTGCAGCGTCATTCATATTGTTAGTAACCTTGTCGGGATCAAGATCAAGAGACTTTGCAATCTCACGAATAATGTATTGAAACTTAGCAAAGGGTGCAAGCGCAGGATTGGAAGATACTTGCAAGAACTGCATAAGTCTTTGGCTACGTACTTCATTAGCCATGAGGGATTCTGTTCCACGTGCTTTAACTTCTAAGTCACCCTTAATCTCAGGATCAAAGTCAAACTGCATGTTAAACTGAAACAGCCCCTCTCCTAGTGGACGTAATAAATAATCGTCTACATTCTTAATAACATTTTTAATTGTGCCACTAGCCGCACCCATCAACATACTAATACCACTGGCTGTTCTTCCTACACCTTGCACACCTGTTTGTCCATGTGCAAATGAAGGAAAGCCAGTTGACTCGTCAGCTAGTACTCGTGCCTTATCAAATAGTTGTAAGTTCTCACCTGCAACATTTGGGAACTTAGTGCCAAAGATAGCTTGCCCAGGAGCACCACCTTGTCTCCTAAAGACTTTGCCTGGATACACTGATAGGTCTTGGCCTGGAACTAAGTTAGTTTCATCTACCTCTATTAATAAGTTTCCTGACAGTACTGCATTATCTACAGCCATTCTCATAAAACCATTCATTAGAGTTTGTGTATCGTCCATGTTCTCAGCAATACCTACACCAAAAAAACTATATGGGTTTAACTCATACGGTGCAGCCATGTAAGGTATCTTAGAAGGTTTAAACGGATTAAGAACCATACGAATTAGTTTACCATTACAAATCCATACGTTTGCCTGTAGCTCATCCATCTCTGTTAATTCTTTTGGTATGTCTACACCTTGGTCTTGTAACATTTCTACGTCACACATACCCCAGTATTCAAATACCTCAAATCTATCTACACCATGTTCAGGAGCATAGTCAGCTAAATCATTCTCCCAATATTCTTTATCATAATTTTCTCCAAGTGCAATAGCCTCGTCAATAACTGTTGATCGAAAGTAAGGACGTTTCTTTAGATTACGCATCTGTGAACGAGATAGTTTATGCCGTTCTATTACGTACTGAGCTTCCTCTATATTATTAGCATCTGGATCAGGATAAAAGTTCCACACAGATACATGTGATACCTGTGGTATTGTTTTAAATGTGGGGGAGTATTCACCTGTTTCGTCATCCCAACTAGGATACTCTTTATCTACAGCAAACGGTCCTTTCATAACACCAGTACCAAACAAAGCCATTTCAAATGAAGTGCTACGTAAATGTTTAGACGCAGAGGACTCATCAAGCTGATCCTGTATTTTCTTTTGCATTTTCTTTGCTGCAATCATAGCAGGACTAAATGTTACAGATGTAGGTGTAGTACCTGCTCCTTTTTTAATATTATCTATAGGTTCTAGTTTATCTCGTAGTTCAGGATTAAGTAACTCTTCTAACGTTTTAGACGTAGCGCCTTTAGGAATTTCTTTACCGTCACCATTAAAGCCGTAAGGCGATACTGAATCGCCCCTTTCATCTTCTTGTAATTCTTTAGGCATAGCAGGATCAAAAGAGACATTATCAACTACCCCATCAGGAAGTTCCGTAGGATCAACAGTTAAAGGAAAATTATTCTTTGCAAATAGTACATCTACTATCTGTCCATAGGCAGCTAATGTTTTTGTTTTAGTTACCTTAATAAATACACGAGATTTTTCTGCTTCAGTAAACTGAACATCAGGACCATATAAACCACGATAGTTACGATAAGCTCTAAGCCAACGTTCCTCATCTTGTCTACGATAGTCTTCTGCACGATGATATCGTTGCATAATAAATGGAATTATCTTAGATGTATCTGCGTCTTCTTCTATGGAGTTATCTGTATCCTCAAGAACTACTGCATCGTCCTCAATAAATACTTCGTTATCTTCTGCCATTTATTTTTCCTTAATATCCAAATGTTGCATCTGCTACTCTCATACCAGTAGACGGTCTACCCATAGGATCATAATCAAACACACTGAAACGAGGTCTTGACATTATACCATATCTTAGAGCATCATACAAGTGGTCTTCTGAATGTGTATCAATATCTTCTGGATTCTTTTTATCTATAGGTAATGCAGGTAGTTGCGAAATTAAATTTGTACATGTTTCAAAAAATACTAATCTAGGTTCTTCTGTAAACTCATCTACCTGTAAACGTCTGTGTATTTCATTCTTTCCTGATACTCTTGAGCCTTTTGATCTATCAGAAGGACGCCATCTGCAACCTTTTATAATCATTTGTTCAGCTAAACTAGGTCCAGTATCTCCACGTTTGTGCCACAAGCTAGAGTCTAGTACTCCATACTTAATGTTTCCATCACCTGCCTCTAACTCTAATACCATGTCAGCTAAGTCTGTAGCAAGAACTTTACCTACATATAATTCTCTATATACAATTAACTTTTCATCAGGAGATACAGCAAACCAAATTACACCAGACTTACTTCCGTACCCATAATCACATGCTCTAAATTTTACCCAATTACTAGGAATGTCAAAGGGTTCAATTACATGTATGTTTCTGTCAAACTCTGTAAAGGCTGCACCTTCTTTAATATCCCAATCACCATCTAGTAATTGTCTTCTTTGTTGTTCAGGCAGTGACAGTAGCATTGCTTCGTAGTCACCTTGTCTAGACAAATAAGGGTTATCAGATAAACGTGCAGGAATAAATTTACGTTTAAATAATGGTCTTCCTGCTTTTTCGTGACCTGCAGGGTACTTTAAAACTTCCCCTGTCTCTATGTCTGTTGCGTCAAATGCTTTGTTATGAGCAGCAGGATCAATAAACATTTTCTTTACCCAGTGATGACCCCTACCTCCAGGGTTAGTGGTAGCCCTCATGTACACTGGTAAGTCGGGTGCAGTGGACCGTAGACGAGAGCGCATGTAATTCCATGCAAATGGTGAGGGCCATTGTGTTAACTCGTCAAAGCCTATCCAACTAAACGCTAGACCTTGGTAGCGCAGGACGTCATCTTCCCTATCTAGGTAGGACATCCACAGTCTCGCACCAGAGGGCGCAGTCCACTGCATCTTACGTTCTGACCATTTAATCCCAGGCCATATCTTAGGGTACATTTCTTGTGACTTAAAGATAAGTTCCCTTAATTCTTCCGTAGTATGCCGTAGGAGCAATCCTGAGAAGGCAGGATGACCCATATACCTTAATGGGTCAGCAAGCATTGCGTAACTCTTACCCCCACCTGCAGAGCCGCCATATAGCACCTCACGCTCACCTGCTGCTAGAAAGCTAGTCTGAGGCCCATCATTCGGTTTAAATATAACATTGTGTTGCTCCTCTATCGGTATAGATTCTACAATGCTAACTGGCTTTGGCTTCGGGGTAGATTTCTTTTTCTTTTGCACCGATACGTTTGGCTTCGATTTCTTCCGCTTTGGCGATTGCCTTTTTCGCATATTCTGCCCATCTGCGTAGGCTTCCAACTTTGTTTTTTCTTCTTCGCTCATTATCCAACCGTTTCTTGAGTCCTACGTGAGAGATAGATCGTCCTGTATTTCTAGACAACCAGTTAGCTACTTCACGATACGAATACTGTTTAAGATATTTCTTTGCCTCTTCAAGCATGTTGAGTTCGTTCTCAATAGGTTGAAGTATATCAGGATCGTCTTTATCTAGTTCATATCCGAATGGTATTGTTCTTGATATACGTGGAATAGCAATCCATTCGTTGTCTTCTTTTATATCAGTTGGTTGGGGTAACTTCCACTTTTGTAGAGGTTTAGTCATCATCATCCGTTTGTTTAGGAGGCATAAGCATTACGCCACCTTTGGCTTCTACTTGCATCTTTTCTGTTTTAACTAGACCTGTACGATCAAGTAGTTCTTTAGCAGCTTGCATCTTATCACGAATACCTAGCTCTGTAGGATCGTAGAGTGCACCCACCATAGACATTGCAGCTTTTGGTGCATTACGTGCCATGTAAGTCTGCGTTGCGTCTAGTATTTCTTCTTTAAGTGAATTAACTACCTCAGTAGAAGATGTAGCATCAGAGTACCCTGCAAGTTTTTTTGCGGTTACAATGTCACCACCTGCTTCGTCAAATAAAACTGCTAGTAGTTTCTGTTGTTTCTCAGTTAGTGCTCTTGCCATTATACATCTTTCTTCCAAATAATGCAAGTATAAAATTAATTATACCTCTACCTATTTCTGTTGGTGTTGGTAGTAACCATCCTAGTATGAGTAGAAGCATGACCCAAGGGGGTATGTTTTGGTTACTGATAAGCAGCTTTTCTACTGGCCCTGCTTCTACCTCTTTGATAACTTCTGTTGTTATTACATCTCTACCTGCATTAGTAACTGTTTCTTCTTCATAAGTTACAACAGCCTGTTTATTCTCTTTACCTATTTGTGCATTAGAATTTACTGTAGGACCGCCTGACCCTCCTAGCGGAAGCAGAGTACTCAAACCACAACCAGATAAAAATAGAACGAGTATTAACCATCGCATTAAGGACTCACATAATTTAAAGTATTTTCTATTATAGCAATACGTTGTTGTAGTTCTATAATAGATGTCATATGTTTAGCCATACTATTTGCTTCTTCCCATAAAAATTCAGTCTCTTCCCAAAGCTCTTCTATTTCATTTAATGCCTGTTTAGCATCTCTTTTAAGATTTACTTTATCTTCAATAGCCATACGAGAACCTAATTGAGATACTGTTTCTTCTAAAGAAGTTATAGTAGCTGCTTGTTGAGATACCCACCAAACACCACCTGCTAGTTGTATAGCCATTGCAGCTACAAGAGCTACTGGTAGTTTTAAATTTTCCATTTTACATTAACTCAAAATGTGGAGCATCTATAAAAGGTCTACGCCCTTGTGATCTACGTAAATCTATATAGGCCATCATAGCGTCCTCTGCTGTTCCTGAGTACGATCTAATATCTCCCTCAGACCATGCAGCCCCCCACTTAACAGATGCTTCAGTTTCTTCTGCTGCTTGTTTAAAAGCATCACAGATATTATCATATAAGTTTAATTCCCAAGATACATCTGACCCTATATAGGCAACAACATCTACGGCATGGCTAAAACCATCGTCCTGTAACAAATGTTTACTAGCCATTGTTTGTGATCGTCCTGCAGCTACATTAGCCTTTTGCTCATCTAAAGTTCTTACACCTTGTGTAACTCCAAAATCTATGTCTGTAAGTTGA